TGCACTCGAACTCGTACAACCACACCAAGTCGGCCACATCCTAGAGCTATTTGAAGAAATAGAAAAACCCGTCTTTGAACAACTACAACACTTACAACATTGAGAACACAGGAAGGGTTCAATGCTTTGACAGTTACTCGTTAACAAATTATGATAATCACAAGTAATTTATTAAATCCTCGTTTAATGCATCGTTATTCGGGGTTTAATTGTCTTTAAAGGTTGTCAAATGACAGGGTGTAATCATCGCTGTTTCAAAGATCTTAATGAATTTTAAATGTGAGTTGAGATAAGTACATGTCAAATAAATCTAGCTTAATGCAAGGCGTGAAAGATGTTTTTGCGTTCGACTATATCGGCTCAAGAACTTTACCCAAGTCTTCTGCTCGAAAATACACGGGTTCCGTGTCTGAGCTATCAACAGAATTAACGCGTCAATCGTTCGCACTAACTGGAGACTGCATTCACCAAGAAATGCAACGCCATAATCGAAAATCCCGCAAGTAATTTGCAATGAGCCAGTTTAATTCGCGCAAAACCGCACAAGCAATTAAAAAATCTGCTGAGCCACATCCTGCCCAAACGACTAATCAAGAAAATTTTGAGCAAACCGAAGTCGCTTATGAAGAATACCATGAGGGACCTATTCCCTCTGGTCGAACGCTCGCTGTGTATGATCATTTAGTGCCAGGCTCAGCGAAGCAGATTATGGATAATGCTATGGAAAATAACCGCCATTTTCGAAAAAGGCAGGAAGCTGAACAATCCATTGAAAAAGATAAATTTGACCGCTTACTCAATTATCGAACCTTAGGAATGGCACTCGGGACATTTGTCGTATTAATCGTCATTTCTTTGGGGGCTTTTCTTATGTACAAAGAGCAGTATGAGTCAGGTACATTTCTTATTGCTTCTACAATTGGTGGGATTTTAACCATTTACATCCTTAATCGCCCTGCGAAAAAAGAATCCGAGCCAGGCTAACCTTTCTTTTATTGTCTTGTAAAACCGCGCTTTAACCTGCTTTAACGCGGGTTTTTTATTGCCTTAAAAAGCTTCTCAAAACCTTGTTAAAAGCTTGAAATTCAATCTATTTCCCCTGCCTCTACACTGGAGGCATGAAAGCGAATCTAAAAACACTCCAACTTTACCGCGCAGGCTCCTCTAACCAAGGCACACCCAGTGTGTTGCTGTATTTGGGTAAAAAAGTGTGTTTCTTTTTAGAACTGCCCAACCGTCAAAACCAAACCAACATTAGCCGCATTCCTGGGGGCACTTATCTGTGCAAATACCTACCCCGTTCGGCCAGTGGCAAATACAAAGACGTCTATCACGTGATCAATGTACCGCATCGCTCGGGCATTTTGCAGCACCCGGGCAACTTTGCCGGTGATAAAGCCCTGGGCTTTAAAACCCACAGCTGGGGTTGTCAACTCCCCGCCCTGCGTATGGGGCGCTTACACGGGCAAATAGCGGGCTTAGGCAGCCGCGCCGCTTTGCGTAAACTGCACCAACTTACTCAACGACAAGACTTTTATCTGGAGATACGTTAATGGACATCACCGCCATACTCAGTGCCATGGGTTCCGCCGCCAGTGGCGGCTTGCTTGGCTTGCTAGGCACGGGCATCAAGCACTGGTTTGACCATAAGGCCGAACAGGCTAAGCGCCAGTTTGAATTGACTATGCGCAAAATGGATCGTGAAGAGATGGAGCTAGAGCATCAGCTGCACATGTTAACCATCGAAGCACAAACCGAGCGAGATATTGCCATTGCTCATCAAGAGCGGCTGTCCTTAGAAGCGCACGTCGCCGGCGAAATCGAACAAGCCGAACTTGACATGCGCAGAGAAAGCTATGCCAATGACAAAGCCACTTATGGTGGTGGGTTTGTCGATGCCATCCGCGGCTTAATGCGCCCCGTATTGACCTTGTACTTTGCGCTGTTAATGGCACTCATCACCTACCAATTAATGCAAATGACAGGCAATCAACTGGGTGCTGCCAATGCCGACGCACTGCTTAATCAAGTCGTGAATACCTGCATCTTCTTAGCCACCACCTCCGTGACCTGGTGGTTTGGCTCTCGCCCAGTAAAAAGAGGGCATTAAGGTGGATGATGCAGACATCGCACAAAGAATCGAAGAACGTCAACGGGAACAAGCACTCACCCTCCATCGTGAACGTGCACAACGCCAAAGTGAAGAAGAGAGTGACGTGAAAACACGCAACTGCATAGACTGTGGCGACCCCATTTCTAAGGCAAGATTGGCCGCGTTGCCCTACGCAAAACGGTGTGTTGAATGCCAAGAGTACATGGAGTGGAGGCGACATTGATGGCACAAGCAATTGATTATGAATTTTGGAAGTTTGTGCTGTCGATGGCCAACTTTTTAGGCTTGATTGTCGTCGGTGCTTACACCGTCTTAACACGCCAGTCAGACCAAAACAGTAAATTGATATCCCAAATACAAAACGATCACCGAGAAGCATTTGAGACGCTTTGGACGCGACACGATCACCTTAAAGATAGGCTAATCAAGCTGGAATCAAGGCCGGGTTACGACGAAGAGATTTCAGAGATACACCGCCGGCTTAATGCCATTACAAGAGAGTTAAGCCTGTTAACAGGCTCTTTTACACAAACGTCTGAAGCGGTCAAAAGAATGCACGATTATTTGATAACAAAAGGAAGTTGAGATGTCGTTTAAACAGAAAGAGACCGAACATCAACGCCGTATGATTTTAACGGTGCTTGCCTCGGATGCCGGGTACGCACATAACGAGGTGGTGTTGATTGAAGCCCTTGAAATGGCAGGTCACACCCTGTCATCAGACAAGCTTAAAACCGAGCTGTACTGGCTTAAAGAGCAAGGCTTGATAGACATTACCCTCGTCATGGACTTGATAATCGCCAAGCTGACCCAACGCGGTTTAGACGCGGCAAAAGGGGCAAGTCAAATACCAGGCATTGCCAGAAAGGGCTTGTAATATGGACGTATTAAAAGACTTGGCGGACACCGCCTTAGGCGCGCTTGTGTTTGGTGTCTTCATTGGTGCAGGTTGTGCGTTGGTTGACCTTGCATCAAATTGGCTGTAAGCAATGAAAAGCAAAGGAGCTTAAGTATGGGACGTAAATCGACGGTTGAGCAAATGCCAGTTGAAATACTGGAGCAACTGCAAGCCTTGCTGCGAGACCCTCGCGTCACCCAGCTGGAGGCCACAGAGCAAATCAACGCCATTATTGAACGCACCCAAGTGGGCGAAACCATCTCAAAAAGCGCGGTCAATCGCTATGCGCAAAAAATGGAACGCGTCGGCACCAAACTGCGCGAAAGCCGCGAAGTCGCCAAGATGTATATTGACCGCTTTGGCGAAGACCAGTCCGGCGACGTCGGTAAAATCGTCAATGAGATGATCCGCACCTTAGTGTTTGACATAACCATGAAAATGCACGGACAACACTTTGATGCTGACATGGCGCCCGAGCTGGCGAAGATGCTCAAAAACCTCTCCGATGCCATGAACAAACTGGAGATGGCCGCCGCCACCAACTCCAAACGCGAAGCGGAAATTCGCAAACGCGCCGCGCAAGAAGCGGCTGAAGCCATGGAGTCGGCCGCCAAATCACAAGGCTTAACCGCCGATGCCGTGCAATCCATTAAAAATCAAATTTTAGGCATTGGTTAATGAACACCTATGACGCCAACGACGTACTTTTGCCGTACCAAAAAGCGTGGATTGAAGACGTCTCCCCGCTCAAGATTGCCGAGAAGTCCCGTCGTACCGGATTGACGTGGGGGGAAGCCGCCGATGCCGTACTCTCTGCCAGTTCAGAGAAGTCAGCGGGCGGCACCAATCACTTTTACGTCGGATCCAACAAAGAAATGGCCATTGAGTTTATTGATGCCTGTGCCATGTGGGCCAAAGCCTTTAACAAAGCCGCAAGCGAGATAGAAGAGGAAATTTTACAAGATGCAGACAAAGACATTCTTACCTTTAATATTCGTTTTGCCAGTGGGTTTAAGATTCAGGCGCTCAGTTCTAACCCTTCCAATCTTCGTGGAAGACAAGGCAATGTCACTATTGATGAGGCGGCCTTCCATGACCGCTTGGCCGAAGTGCTTAAAGCCGCACTGGCACTTACCATGTGGGGCGCGAAAGTTCGGCTCATATCTACCCATAACGGCTGGGACAATCTGTTCAATGAGCTCATTCAAGACAGCCGCGCAGCAAAGAAACGCTATTCGGTACACCGTATTACGCTAGACGACGCCTGTGAGCAAGGTCTCTATCAACGTATTTGCCAAGTTCGCGGCATGGACTGGAGTCAGCAAGCGGAAGACCACTGGAAAGCCAATCTGCTCAAGGACACCGCCACAGTGGAAGATGCGCGTGAAGAGTACTACTGCGAACCCAAACAGGGCGGTGGCGCTTATTTGAATCGCATGTTGATTGAGTCGCGCATGGTGGATGCCACTGTGATTCGTTATGAAGGAACCGCCGAGTTTAATACGTGGCCAGAACATATTCGTGAAGCCGAAATCAAAGACTGGTGTGAAACGCATGTAAAACCGCTTTTACTGGCTCTTAACCCCAGCGAACAACACGCTTTTGGGGAAGACTTTGGCCGCTCTGGCGATTTAACCGTACTCGCACCGATGGCCATTGCCCAAAATCTGCTGCGCACCGTGCCATTTCTGGTGGAGCTCAAAAACGTGCCCTTTAAAAACCAAGAGCAGATTGTCTATTACATTAACGACCGTTTGCCACGCCTCATGGCACTCAAGTTTGATGCACGCGGTAATGGGCAATATTTAGCAGAGCAAGCCGCCTACAAGTACGGTGGTCGCGTTGAGCAGGTCATGCTCTCCCAGGGCTGGTATCTGGAGAATATGCCCAAGCTCAAAGCCGCCTTCGAAGACGATCAAATTCGTCTGCCCAAAGACGCGGATGTGCTCAACGACCTACGCGCCATTCAGGTAGTCAAAGGCGTGCCCAAAATTCCCGATATCAAAACCGGCTCCAAAAAAGACCGCCACGGCGACGCCGCCATCGCCATTGCCATGGCCTATGCCGCCTCACTCGCAGACATTTGGGAAGCCGACTGGACACCGATCAAAGAACCCGAATCCGTCAAAGAAACAGGCTATCGTGAAGATGGCCACTTTAGTAAACAAGGAGCCTGGTAATGGCAAAACGACTTTCAAGCATCCTCGACCCACGCACCGGTTTGCCCTTTGAAGTCGGAGTCACTCAATCGGTGCAGACCGATGAGGCAAAAATCTCCGGCCTGCATCAGCGTTATGACGAACATCCGTCCAGTGGTCTAACCCCCTATAAACTTGCGCAAATTATGACGGAGGCGGAACAAGGCTCGCTCACCGCACAATCCCAGCTGGCGGCGGACATGGAAGAAAAAGACGGCCACCTGTTTGCTGAAATGCAAAAACGAAAATTAGCCTGTACAACCGTGCCGTGGAAAATTACGCCACCACGTAATGCCAGCAAACAAGAGCTGTACATGACCGAATGGCTGCAAGAGCGTTTGGATCCTCTGGAAGAATCGGACGTGGTCATGGAGTTATCAGATGCCATTCTCAAAGGGTACTCAGCACAAACCATTACGTGGCAATTGATCGAGGGTGAGCAGCTTCCGGTCGCACTGGACTGGGTCGATCCGTCTTGGTTTATGACCGCCCAAAATGACCGCAATACGCTTCAGATCATAGGCAACGATGGTCAAGGGGTGGATCTTTGGCCAGGTGGCTGGGTGGTGCATCAGCACAAATCCAAATCCGGCTATCACGGGCGTGCCGGACTGGTACGAACACTGGCATGGCCTTATCTGTTTAAAAACTATTCCTTGCGAGATTTGGCGGAGTTCTTGGAAATTTATGGCCTGCCGCTGCGCCTTGGGAAGTATCCCGCCGGTGCCACCGATTCAGAGAAGTCCAAACTGCTGCAAGCGGTGATTGAGATTGGTCACAATGCCGCTGGGATTATTCCAGATTCAATGGCACTGGAATTCAAAGAAGCCGCCAAAGGTCAAGCTGACCCATTTTTAGCACTGATGAACTGGGCGGAACGCACCACCTCTAAAGCGATTTTGGGCGGTACCTTAACCAGCGGTACCGACAATGGCGGGGCGTACAATTTAGGACAAGTCCATAACGAAGTCCGTCAAGACCTGCGTAATGCGGATGTCAAACAGTTTGGAAAAACGCTCACCCGCGACCTGATTTGGCCGATGCTTGTCTTTAACCATTCGTCAATTGACCGCTTTCATCGCTGTCCAAAATTGGAGTTTGTCACCGAAGAAGCCGAAGACATCAAGCTGCTTTCCGATGCGCTGCCAAACTTGCAGAAAACCGGTATGCAGATCAGCAAGGCTTGGCTACACAAACAAACCCAAATTCCAGTACCAGAAGATGAAGACGATATTCTGCAACCAACTGGCTCGACACCCTTACCGGCACAAGCCGATTTGACCGCAAAACAAGGCTGCCAATGCTCCGGTTGTCAAAACAAAACGGCGGCATTGAATACGCAACCTCAAACGGTCACACCGGTCGATCAAATGTCAAGCCAACTGCAAACGCAGGTGGATCCGGCGGCAACCGACTTAATTGAGCAGCTACGTTCACTGGTGGACAACGCGGAAAGCTTTGAGGCCATGCAACAAGGCTTGCTTACTATTGCCAATCAAGACATGAGCCAAATGGCGGACTTGCTGGCACAAGCGATGGTGTTGGCAGAGTTGCAAGGCCGTTACGACGTCTTGAACGACGCGTTAAATCCGGTTTAATTAGGGGTTAAATATGCCAGATAACGCGCACTACGGTTCCATTCAGTTTCAAGAGAAAATTGATTTCTTTCGTGACAAGCTGCGCCTGCCAACCGCCACTTGGGCGGATATTTGGCAACAACAACACGCCAAGGCGTTTGTGATTGCCGGAGCCATGAAAGACGATCTGCTTGCCGATTTTCAAGCGGCCATTGCCAAAGGCATATCGGGCGAAAGCACACTGGAGAACTTTCGCCAAGACTTCGATGCCATTGTCAAAAAACACGGCTGGAGCTATAACGGTGGCCGCAACTGGCGAACGCGCGTCATTTACGACACCAATTTACGCGCTGCCTACGCCGCGGGTCGCTATCAACAAATGCAGCAAGTTACGCGCTCTCGCCCTTACTGGCAATACAAACACTCAATCGCCGTCACCGATGCCCGTGAGCAACATTTGAGCTGGGACGGCATGGTGCTTAAAGCGGACGATCCGTGGTGGGATGTGCACTACCCACCCAACGGCTGGGGCTGTCAGTGCTATGTACGCACCCTGTCTGAACGAGATCTAGAGCGCAAAGGCTTAACCGTTTCAGACGCGCCACAAACCGTCTGGTCAGAACAAACCGTTGGCGTGCGAACGAATCCGCGAACCGTCAAAGTCGCCGACGGTGTGGATGCTGGGTTTGCTTACCATGTTGGCAAAGAGTCCTTAAAAGGTATTACTCCAGAGTTTTCCGATTTTAAAATCAATCCGCTGGCACTGTGTACCTTTTACTGCCAGGCGCCGGACGATCTACCTAAAACCAGACCGCTGTCACAAGACTTAATCTTGCCCACAGGCTTGGCGACAGAAGAATATGTGCGGGCCTTTTTACAGGCGTTTGATGCCGATATTGGCAACCCAAAATTTTATGAAGATGTGCTGGGGCATCCTGTCTTGATTAATGAATTCTTATTCCAGACCCGAAACAAACAGTGGAAGAACAGTCAAGATTTGATTAAGCGGCTTCCCTATATCAAGCTGTTGGCACACTCAATCAAGGAGCCGGACGAAATCTGGCTACAATGGCAGGAGTTTGGCGATGTCACACGTTTGGTACGTCGCTATGTCGCAAATATTGCGCTGGAAGGACAGCAAGGTGGTCTGGCGATTTTTGACCTTTCCGGCAAGTATTGGAGTGGGTTGACAGTCTTTACACCTGACAAGCTTGGTTATCTGGAAAAGGCTCGCAATGGAGAGCGTATTTATCGTAGGGGTGAATAAAAAAAGGCCGCTGAACGAGTCAAGCGGCCTTTGAGTTCAGTCACGCGTTGTACCGCATGCACTGGGCAGAAGCACTGCCTATATTGTTATCTTAACCAAAACAGCTAAATAAAGAAAGAATGGGGCAGTTGATTCTGAGTGAGGAAAGAGAGGAATAAGGGCTATGCGCCCACTGACAGGCACCGCCGACGGTTAGTTTGCTTCACAGTGGTCAGTCACTCAGCAGTTCAACCCCGAAGAATTTCATTATAGATCAATTACACAGGGAACTCAAATGGCAGGCATTAAGGTTACCGTTGACGACAAGCGCGTGAGAGACGCGCTCAATAACTTAGCCGATCTCGATATGGCTGAGGCACTAGGGGGAGTTGGGGAAACCCTGCTCAACAACACCCGTGATCGCCTTGAAGCCGGTGTGGATGTCGAGGGCAAGCCTTTTGCACCGCTTTCACCGGTCACGCTTAAACGCAAAAAGAAAAACAAAGATAAGATCTTGATTGAGCACGGTGATCTGCACCGAGAGCTGGCGTATCAATTGGTCAATGGCGGTAGCGGCGTGGAATTTGGTTCAGATCGTAAATACGCCGCCACCATGCAGTTCGGTGCCAAACAAGGCGCATTCGGTCGCACCAAGCGCAAAGGTCCTATCCCGTGGGGCAATATCCCCGCCCGTCCGTTTATTGGATTGAGCGCCCAAGACGAAGCCGAAATCCTCGACAACCTCGCCCACTTTATCGACACCCAACTCAAATAAGGCTTGAGCCAAAATAAAGCGATCTGAGCGGTTTTATTTGTTTTGGCGGCAAATGGGTTAAGTGAAAATAGTTAAACATTTGACGAGGAATTTAAACGGGTTACACACAAAGTTTGTTTCTTTGTGGAAACCTTAGTAAAGTTCACTTTAGTATTTTAATGTTTTTCATTAACGAATTGGATTGGGGTGATTTATGGATTATGAAAAAGAAATGAGAGCGTTTTTCAAAATCAATGAATTTCCTGCTTACCCAGATACAGGAAATGCCCAAAAAGATGCCACTCAATTTGCTGGGACTTTTCAACAAGTCACATTACTAAGAAACGATCCTGTTTATTATTCAAATAATACTACAGGCACCTCAAAGCCAGACTTCCTCTTACCTCAACATAAATAGAACTTAGATTAATACCTAGTTGGAATGATGTTTTAGACGAATTAAGCTTTGATGGAGGTAGGAGGAAATATCATCGAGAACCATGCCGCTCAGGCTTTAGTCGAAAACATCCCGTTGAGATAAACCTTGTCAAACCCTTGAAACTCACCTTTCTAACCATGCCTCTACACTGGAGGCATGACACAGAAAACACCTCACAACATTGCCATTGCTTGCCTGTCTCTGGAGTTACTTCCAGGCGATAGCGCAGTACCTAAGCAAGTTCCAACTGACATTCAGCTGACTCCGGCCGGTTATTTTCGTGCGGTCGATGGCCGTCCGGCGGATGCCGATCAAGGCTGGTATATCGATGCCAGTTTGGCAACCGTTCTCAAGACACAAACCAGTGCCATGGTCAATGAACTCGTCATTGATTACGAACACCAAACGCTTCACAAAGAAAAAAACGGTCAGCCTGCCCCTGCGGCGGGTTGGTTTAAACATCTTGATTGGCGTGAAGGCCAGGGTTTATTTGCCATCGATGTCAAATGGACACCGCAAGCAGAGCAAGCCATTCTCAATGGCGAATATCGTTATCTCTCCCCTGTCTTTACCTACGAACCTCAAACCGGCCACCTGCTCACCATGCAAATGGCGGCTTTGACTAACTCCCCGGGTCTGGATGGTATGCAAAGTCTTGCCAGTTTGACCTTTGAACAATTCACACACCTTGCGAATCCTAAGGAGAAAACCATGTGGAAAGCACTCTTGGCCAAACTTGGCCTGCCAGAAACGGCAAACGAAGCCGAAGCCGTGGCGGCGTTAACCGTAATTCAAGATAAAGCAGGTCAAGCGGACGACGCCAATAAACAAATTGCCGCTTTAACGGCCAAGGTCGATGCGGATCCTGACCCGGCCAAATACGTGCCCATTGAGCTTTATCAGGAAGCCAATACCCAACTGGCGGCTCTGACACAACAACAGGCGGCACAGAATGTGGAAACCGTGGTGGACAAAGCCATTGCTGACAGCTTACTGCGGCCTGCTGAAAAAGCGTGGGCGATTAATTTGGGTAAGTCCAATATGGCGTCACTGACTCAACACATTCAATTGCGTCAACCGATGGCGGCGCTCTCTGCAAAACAGATTGATGCCGGGGAAACCCCACCAGAAAAAACAGCGGCGTTGAGTGCAGAGCAAAAGCAAGCGGCCAGTCTGTTAGGCATTCCAGAAGCCGAATACATGGCTCACCTTAAATCTGAACAAGGAGATCACGCATGATTATTACCAATGCCAGCCTACAGGCGTTACGCACCGGTTTTAGCAAACTTTACCAAGACGGCTTTAAGTTAGCCGAAACCAATCACGAAGCCATCACCATGGTCGTGCCATCTTCAACGGCCAGCAACACGTTTGGATGGTTGGGGCAAATGCCGAATGTGCGCGAATGGACCGGTGATCGTGTCATCAATAACCTCAAAGAGCACAGCTACGCGATTGCCAATAAAGAGTTTGAGGTCACCGTGGGTGTGAAGCGCACCCAGATTGAGGACGATCAACTGGGTCAGTTTGACTCGATTATGACCGAAACGGGTGCGCAAATGGCGCGCCATCCGGGCGAGTTGGTGTGGTTGTTATTGGCAGCGGGCTTCACAACGACTTGCTACGACGGCCAGTACTTCTTTGATACCGATCACCCTGTGAATGCTGAACATGATGGATCAGGGGCAGATACGTCTGTCTCTAATATTCAGGCTGGCACGGGCACGGCGGCACCCTGGTTCTTAATTGATGGGTCGCGTGCCATTAAGCCGATTATCTATCAAGAGCGTAAAAAGCCGGTGTTCACGGCCATGACCAAATTGGATGATGAATCGGTGTTTATGAGCAACGAGTTCCGCTTTGGTGCCGACTCTCGTGGCAATGTTGGTTTTGGTTTGTGGCAGCAAGCGTTTGCCTCAAAAGAAGCCCTGAGCGTGGAAAACTTCAATGTTTGTCGTGCAGCCATGATGGCCTTCAAAGCCGATGGCGGCAAGCCAATGGGCATTAAGCCAACGCAAATTGTCGTGGGTGCCTCGAACTTAGTGGCGGCTGAAGAGCTGTTCTTGACAGAGAAACTCGCTAACGGCGGTACCAACCCTTTGTATAAGAAAGTCGAGATCATTTATTCGGATTACTTGGCGTAAGTGATCAAGCTCAGATCCAAGCCAACATCCAAATGCACATCTAAATGGTAGGGTCAGGCTCGCCTGACTCGAACAGGAGAACGTTATGACAACGATTAAGGTCACTTTAAAAGACAAAGGCGTGGCGCATTTCTATCGTGCTGGCCACAAGTTTGTTGAAGGTGAGGTGAAAACACTGGAGGTGGACGAGATTCAGCTCAAGCAGTTACAAGCCGAACCGAAACTCAACGTGGAAGTCAACGTGGAAGTCGTGACGCCTGAGGATGCAGACCAGGCACCGCCACCACCGTCAAAAAAACCCGCTGCTGAAACGGGTTCTAAGCCGGGTTCGAAGCCGTCTTCCAAGCCAGTTTCTGGGAGCGCTAAATAATGACTTACTGCACCGCCGACGACATGCAAACCCGATTTGAAAGTTGGGAGTTGATTGATTTGACCAACCCCGGTGGCAGTGCGGTGGATTTGGCGGAACTTAACCAAGCCATTGTGGACGCGGCCGCAGAGATAGAAGCCTATTTGGGTGGGCGCTATGCTTTGCCGTTAAATCCGGTGCCCAAGGTGCTCAACCGTTTGGCGTGCAATATGGCGCGTTACTATCTGTATGACAATAAGCCCACGGAGGAAGTGAAAAACGCTTACACCGAGGCGCTTAGTTTCTTAGACAAGGTCGCGAAAGGACATATCAAACTGGGAATTGCGGCGGACGGCAACGAAGCCTCAAGCAACGAAGCCACGTCACAGATGCACTCTGATGCCTCAGTGTGGCGTCGCACTGAGTCAAGCGAGTTTATTTAATGGACGTGGTGCAGCAAATTCAACAGCGACTGGAGGCGACCACTCAGTTTAATCGCGTGAGCGACTCGGTGGCGTTGAGTGACCTGTCTGCCAAGTCAATTAGCGGTCAAGCCAGTGCATGGGTGGGCGAACTATCCAGTGTGCCAGGACAAGAGACTCGAGATATTGGTTCGGTCGTGCAAATGGAAAAACAAGTGTACGGCGTAGTCATTGGGGTGCGTTCCATTAATGAGCGCGATGGCCAGAATGCCAAACAAACTCTGCAAATCAAGCGCCTAGCGGTGCGACAAAAACTGTTTGGCTGGACACCCGAGGGCTATGACCGTTTTGTGTTAGCCGGCGCGGAGCTATTAACGTTTGCAGATGGCGCACTGTTTTGGATCGAACGGTTTAGCACACAACGAATGATTTCAGAGGAGAATTTATTATGACAGGCAAAAAAGAAACCACTAAAGCCACAAAGTCGACTGTGGTTGAGGAGCCGGTTCGGGCGAGTTCAGTGGCAGATAACGTCCATCGCGGCGGCTCTTATAAGGTCGGTGACGATGACACACCGGTGCTGACGCCGCAGTCGCAAACCCAGCCAGGCTTAACCCAATCTGAAAAGCGTGCTCAAGCCGCAAAGAATAAAGGAGCGTAACCATGGCACAGACATTACTGCGCAAGCAAAATCAGGCATTGATCGCCGCATTAGAAAGCACTTACGGTACGGCGGCATCCCCAACGGGAGCCAATGCCATTCTCGTACAAGACTTATCAGTCAAAATGCTGGACTCACAAACCCAAGACCGTAAAAACGTGGTGTCTTTTATGGGCGCACAAGGAGCGGTGACTACCGCGCGTCAAATTACCACGAGTTTTGGTGTTGAGGCCGCCACCTCTGGAACCGCAGCCACCCCACCCGCTTGGGGCGACGTGTTGATGGCTTGTGGGTTTGCTGAGGTCGTGGGTGCCAGCGATGTCGCTTACACCCCTGTCGATGATGGTTTCAGTTCCTTGACCATGATTTATCGCATTAAAGCGTTGCAACAACGTCTTATCGGGTCACGGGGCAGTGTCACGATCAATCTCGATCAAGGCGCTGTTCCAAGTTTTAAGTTCGATTTTATCTCACTTTACGAAGACCCAACAAAAGAAGCCGCCGCGCTGAGCGGAGTGGATTACTCCAGCTTTAAGGTGCCAGAAAGCGTGACCGATGTCGCGACCCAAGTAACTCTGTTTGGCACGCCGGTGGCCATGCGTAAGCTGTCGATCAACCCTGGCATTATGGTGGATATGGAGCGTCATACAGAAGGCGAGTCCGTCGAAATTGGGGGTCGAAACGGTGAGGTCTCTATCTCGTTCCGCACAAGTGAAGCACAGCTGGTCGATGCCATTAAAAAAGGCTCTGGCAACTTTGAAGGGGCGCTGCAAGCCGTGCACGGTAACGAAGCGAATAAAACGCTTACTGTTGCCCTGCCCAACATTCAAGTGAAAACCGCGGACATTGAGTGGGACGGTGAATTTGCAAGCGTGTCCATGACGGCGGTCATTAAACCGCTGTCAGCGAATACAGATTTAACCATCACGCAGTCGTAAGTAACGTAAAAAATATGATGCCAGGACGAGTTCTGGCAACCGAATTTAACACCGATTTAACTCACATTTAAAGGACATCAAAATGCCTGTAAAACTGAATGTTAACCGCACGCACTGGGAAACTGTCGAACTGATTGACGATGAAGGCAATAAAGGTCAAATAGAAGTGCAGTTTCGCGTGCCGACGATCAACGATAAAGACGACGTCAAAGTGCTTGATTTGATCACAAGCGTCAAAGGCCTTGAGCTGCACGACAACGGCAAGCCGTTAAGCCTGGATGAAATCCGTGACGTCATTGAAGTAGACGACACCATTAGCCTGCCCATTATTAGAGCATACACCGAGGGAAAGAAACGTCGACTAGGGCTAGACAAAATCTCGTCGACGTCACCGAAGCCCTAATTAAGCCTGCACCGAAAGTCGATATGGATGAGGTGCAGCAACAGTTAATTGATCTGGCTGGAGACAATGCCCCTATTCTTCAGCAAACCGAACAAACAGAAATTGAGGTATTGGACGAAAACGCGCAAGCGGTGGATCTGTTTCATGCCTTGTTTACCAAATGGGACAGGCAACTGGCAATAGGCATGAGCGGTGGTGTAGATGTCTTTTACTGCATCAAGCCCGACGCCATTCGCTTAGAACTGGACATGAACTACCCAAAGTGCGAACACAAAGCGCTGTACAACAAATTGATGGTGATGGAGCGTGTGGCACTGCCGCTGCTTAATCAGCGTGATTAGTGGGTGAGTCCGTGGAAGCCAAATACCGCTAACCAGAAGAAAACAAGCCCGACCGACAAGGTCATTAAAAACGTCCAAATATATTTCATGGTGCTGTAATGAGTAAGAATTTAAAGGTCAAATTAACGATTAACGCGGACGGCAACGTGCGCGGTGTCGTGCATGGCATTAATAATGATCTTACCAAGACAGAAAGTCAAACCAAAAAGCTTAACACCGCAACGGATAGTCTCGGTGCATCTTTGCAGCGTATTGGGCATTATGGTGCCGTTGCATTTGCAGGGTTCCAGTTGTCTAACGTCGTGGCAGATACGGTGCGAACCGCTGATGCTTATGCATCATTGCAAGGTCAATTAAAACTGGTCACAGATTCTCACGAAGAACTCGCTTATGTCCAAAAGGAGCTGAAGGCGATTTCGAACGAGACGCGTGCGGATATTTCAAGTGCCGTCAGCCTCTATTCAGCGTTATCACCTACTATGGAGCAGCTTGGAAAAGACACCTCGGAATCAACTAATCTGGTCGAGCTTTACAATAAGTCACTTGCACTCACGTCTCCAAATGCTGTTCAGGCATCATCCGCGACGTTGCAGTTTGCTCAAGCAATGGGGAGCGGCGTTCTGCGAGGTGATGAGTTTAATTCAATTATGGAAAATGGCCGCGGTGTAGCGCTTATGCTTGCAGACGGTCTAGATGTGCCGATCGGTGCATTGCGATCAATGGCTGAACAAGGTGAGCTGACTGCGGAAAAGGTCATTTCTGCGCTAGAACGTCAAGCAGACGTGATTGAGGAAAAGTTCACTCAAATCCCATTAACGGTATCCGGTGCTTGGCAGAATGTACGCACCAATACCATGCTTTACATTGGCGATGTAGATCAGTCTATTGCTGCATCTCTTACGCTCGCTGAAAGCATTGATGCGATTGCGCAAAACGTCGATGTGGTTGCAACAGTGATTGGTGGCACTCTTGTTGTTGCAACTGCTTCGGCCATCGGAAAAATGACCCAATACACGGCAGCAAGAGTCGTCGATACACGCGCTACTATACGTTCTAGCAAAGAGGAGTTAGCACGATTACACGGTTTAAAGTTAGTCGCAGAGGCAGAGCATAGAGCGTCCATTGCGATCTTACAGAAAGCGGCGGCTCAAAAGTCATCAACTGCTTATACGGTCTTGGCCGGTGAGGCTGAGCGAGCCTATGCTGTGTCTGCTAAAAATGCCAGTGCCAGTTCAAAGCATTTAAAAACAGCTACGCTTGCTTATAGTGAAGCGGCTAAATCCGCATCTATTAGAACTCGAGCGCTGTCTGGGTTTATGGGGCTTTTAGGGGGGCCAGTCGGTTTGGCGGTTACGGCGGCGGCGGGTATTTACGCTTTTCGTGAAGAATTGGGTCTTGTCAGAGCACCGGCCATTAATGTATCAGATGAGATTGATAAGTTAACGCGGAACATAGACCGTTTAACCGTCGCACAAGCTCGACAGCGCATATTGAATTCACGCGATGCTTACGAGCAAGCGAAAGCGGACGTTGATAAATACTCAGCAAGAATAGAATACCTTGAAGTGCAACTGAAACGCTTTCCGCGTAAAACAGCACTTCAAGAATCTCTAATCAATGCCAGGGCTGATTACGACACCGCGACGCAAGCCCTGCAAAAGTACGACGACACGTTAAAAATACTCAATGACATCACTCTAAAAGAGCAAGCTGAAATGCTTGCCGAACAAGAAAAGGGGTTTGAAAAAGTCGGCGATGCAGCAAAGATCGCGGGTGCAAAGGCCAAAGAATATGATTTTGTTAAGCAAATTTCAGACCTGAACTTCGGCTACGCCAAGTTAAATAAATCGGTTATCGACGTCGCGGAGTCTGAAGCGTATCTTGATGCCCTTCGTAAAGGTGCGAGCGAAGATCAAGCGTTTGAAATTGCCGCACGCACCCGTTTTTATCTTGAAGAAAAACAAGCGATTCAAGACAGAGCGAACGCCCAGGTTGCACGCGCGAATGCCCAAAACGTTGCCGATAAAAAATGGATTAAAGCGGTAAAAGCGTTTCATGAAGAATATCGAAATGAGCTAGAGGAAGATAAAAAGGCAGAACAAGACTGGTTTGACGCTATGTTTGAAGATGCAGCACACGGTGAAGAATTGGCTGAGTCTGGGTATCAAGCCAACAAAGCACTACAAGAAGACATCGAATCAGAATTCAACGCCATGTCCGAGCGGGTTGGAACCTCTTTGACTGATGCGATTGTCTCGGGCAATTGGCAAGGCGTGGGGCAAACGATTGGCGGCGTTTTAGCTGGGGAACTGAGTTCACAAGTGTCCACCTCAATTGCAGCATCAATCTCGGGTAGCGCGGGCATGGTTGCCGGTGCAACAGGCGGTGCGTTAGCTGGTGCGGCGGTTCAAACTATTGCGGGGTCGTTGTTCGGCGGCGGCAATTCTATTTCTACACAAGAACGCGCAAACAAGCAGTTTGAAGAGTTCATCGAAAACCTAGAAGAAGCGTCCGAACGCCTGACTAGTTTTGGTAATACGGGCAGTGCTGCGTCTAATGAAATTGACACAATTCTAAGGTCGTTGGCAGCGTACCAAAGTGGCGAGAATGTGATTCTTGAGCGTAAGGCTAGGCGCGGTATTTCGGCTACGTACAACATAGACGGAGAGATAGTCACAGAGAGTCGAGTTGAAGACTACGTTAACGCCCAAATTGACAACCTAAACTCGCAAGCCGAAGCGTTGCTGGAGTCCACGTTACCTCAATATTTAGACTACTCTGAAATGCTTGAGTCTCAATTAACCACTGTTATCAATAACAGCGGTATTGACTTAAACCAGTTGGAAAACGCAACCGAGTTGTACGGCGAATCGGTTTCACAACTCACTGATATGGCCGTGTATTTCAAATCTATTGGGGGCACAGCGAACGCAAGTGCACAGGAATTGGACGAGTATTCGACCTTGCTTGCTGACGTACAAGCGTATGAAGACGCGAAGAGTGCGATTGATGAGTACTATCAGCGCTTGGAAGACAGCGCAGAAGACTTATCAAGCGCCGTAACAGGCGCTTGGGACACGTTCTATTCCCAAAGCTTGTCGATCGAAGAGAAATTAATGGCGCTGGTTGGCGCTGAAGAGTTGTTAGCGTATCAACGCGAGCAAGAATTAGCTGCGACGGATGCATTATTAAAACCCCATCTTGAGAGACTATATGCGCTCCAGGACGAAGCCCAGCAGCTTGAAGAGTTGCAGTCATCAAGATCCAGCTATAACGACTCCCTCAACGAGGCTAAATCATTCCTGTCCGAAGTACATAGTGGGATTAAGGCTTTCGTTGCATCACTTGTTATCAGTAGCTCTGCTCTCCAAACATCTTACGCATCAACCCTTGAAGCCGCTAAAAATAATGACAGAGGTGCACTATCAAGCATTGTTTCTGTTGCTGATAACTATATCCAAAATTCGAAAGACAGTTTTTCAACGCGCGCAGATTTTTTGCGTCTGCAAGCACAGGTTGCGACAGATTTGACTAACTTGGAATCGGTAACAGCGGAAGAGTTTTTAGCCGCTGAAATTACAAGTGCGCTTGTCGAACAAACAACAGATTTAGATACTGTTCTTAGAGAGCTTCCAACAGGTCTGCAATCAGTCGTTGAGAGCGCAAGTTATGCAATTGATGCAGTCCTTGACCTGGCCGTCAATGATCCGATCTTAACATCGGAGCAACGCGCTCTATTGATGACATCTGCTAAGGATCTGGAAGTCAGTCTATTAACGTCGCTGGATGATGGAGAGGTAACAGATGAAGAGTGGTCATTAATTAACGCAAGCTCCAGCGAAGTACTAAGAACATTGACTGCGGTGGGCGGTGTTTTAACATCAGATCAGCAAGTAATATTAAACGCACTGTCAGGCACAACAGGGCTTGCGCTGGATGCCTCTGTGACCACATCAGGCACAGTCTCAATCGGAGATAGCGCTGAGCAAGCTCTACAGGATTTGGGTTCAACTGTCGAGCAACAGAAGCTCAAAGTTGAAGGTATTGTCGAGCTGACAGACGGGATTGATGACTTAACCACTGTGCTCGGGCGTCAAGTTTTGCTAGACAGTCAATCGGGTTACGAGGCCATTTTTGAAGCTGAATCGGTGACCGATCAAGCGGACATGTATTTAGACAGAACTGGTCGTCACGATGATCTGGCTGACATTTACGAAAGAAGAGCCAGTGAAACGTCGGGTTTCACAAGAGTTTTGGCGCTGTCACGCGAAGCGGATCAAAGAGCGTTAGCTCAGGAAGATTACGACGCTTACTTAGATTTGGTTT